TTTCATTTCATTATATTCATCAAACGATAAATCATCTATATCTTTTATCGGAACCTTTTCATCTCCAATATTTAACTCAAATTTTATTTTACTACTCATAACTTTAATTTATTTATTTATTCATGGCCCCATTAGAACAACCTTCAAAATCTTAGCCGGTTAAACATGGCGGCAGTGGAACAACACTTCCAAATATTTAAAACCTAATAACATATAAATGCAGCTCCAGTGGGGGTAACTATTTATTAATTTACTGTACTTTATGTTTCCTTTTTTTCCATCAAAATTTTTACCTTTTTTTATTTTACTAATAACTAAACAATTATAAAATAACTTCTAAAAATACCCTATAGCATATTTTCGGATTCCCAATTGTTATCTAATAAATTAAACAACTATTCTATATTTATTAAAAGCTCTTAGATGATCCTAGAAGTGTTCTTATTAATAAGATATAAGAATATATTACTATTAAATTAACTATTAGCTGGGATCATCTAAAATACCTCTATATTAAATTAAATCGCATGATATATTACTACTTATCATAACCTTTGCTAATTTCTTTACTGCATATCGTATAGCATCAATACCATGATTAAACATATCTATCGGCTGAGTTAATTGCTCTCCTTCTTTATCTTGCTCCCAACTATAATTTCTAAACTCATTTATAATATTAACGGAACTTACATCTATTTGAATATCATACTCTAACAACTGATTTATTCCACTCAATACTGAACCTTTACCTTTAACAGCCGGCTCCATCTGCATCCTATACTCCCTTACAAATGTAGCTATACTCTTTGGATCTGCACTATCAGCTATAACTAACTCATTATCAATATTAACTTCTCTTAATACTTTTGCAATATCACTATTCAATAATCCAGTTTTATATAAATGCTCTTTAATATACAAAATATCTCTTTCACCCTTAGGAGTTTTTAACAAAATCACCTCTACTATACTCGTAGGATCATTACTAAAGCCCCAATCTAACCCAAAAACTCTCTTAAATGTATACTTAAAATTCTGAACTTTTTTTCCCACCGGGCCGTAGGGGCTTCTTGTTGAGCCATTTGTTGGGCTAGTTTGTTTAGGCTCGGTTTGATCAGTATTTTTATTAGGTTCTTCTAAATGTTTAGTATCTTTGATAATATGCCAGTTTTGGTTTTCTTTAAAGATGATACCTTCATAAGAACCCCATTTTCCAAGTACGTAAACATCTCTGAAATTTTTGTTAGTTTTTGCTCTAAGTTCTAGTTCATCTGCTACAGATTGTTCTACAAAAGGATTATCAAGATAAGTTGAGTGTATAACATTTGCATCTGGCCTAGCCATCTCATTAGTAATGAAGAACTTATGTGATGGGTTGAATGAGCAAATTATTTTTTCTCTAGTTCTCATTGTAAGTTGGATGTAGGCTTCTTTTGGAATATTTGTTATTTCATCAAAGTAAACTACATGGGATCTCATACCACGGAATTTATTTGGATTATCTCCTGATATGAATTGTATAATAGTGTTGTTTGCGAATTTGTATGTTGATGTTGCTGTATGCCATTGTTTGGTGTTGAAAGATTTACCCATTATAAATTTTTGCCAATCTCTCATTACACCTCTTCTTAGAACTGGGTAAGATTCACCTATAATTGTTATTACTTTAGGGTAGTTTGCGTTTGCATGTATTGCGTAAGTTGTTAAGAGTTGAAGTATAGATATTGTTTTGCCTGATGATGTACCTCCATAGCTTATTATAAGTTTTGTTTTTTTATTATTAAATGCTTTATATAATTCTATGCTTTTTTTTGTTAATGTAATATTCATTTATTTTATTTTATTTATATAGAAATATTTTTTTTATTTAGGTGATTTGGCCCGGAATGAATACCGGATAAAAAACCTGTTTTAATCATTAATTTCTTCGTAATCTATATCTTCTGCTTCTGTTGCTTTTTGGGTTGATTGAGCATCTTTGATTAGTTTTTTGAATTCGTTATTTTCTTCTTCTGTTGTATCTGAAGGAAAGATGTATTTAACTTCTACTACAGAGTTTCCAGTTATTGTTATATTTTCTGAGAATTTTTCTGGGTGTAGTTTAGCTATGAACCATTGGGCTGCTTTAACATCTCCGTTTTCAATTGCTTTCATGATAGTTGTTTTACAGGTATCTATTGCAAATTCTTCTTGGTTGTTAAATACTTTGAGTGCAGTTGGGTATTTTTCTAAGTATCTTTTTGCAGTGTGTTGGCCGCAACCTAGAAATTTAGCTACATAAGAGTAAACTCCATAAGATTGTTTTGCTGCTTGGATAACTTCATCTTCAGTAAAGTTATATGATTTAGGAGCTAGTTTTCTTGGTTTATTTTTACGTTTAGGTACGTAATTTTTATCTTTTGGATATAGTTTTGGTTTCATTATTTTAATTATTTATTTAAATCTTTATAAGATAACATAGTATATTGTTATCTTATAAAGATAATATAAATAATATAGAAGTGTTTATTAATTTTAATTATTAAGTTTATTTTTGTTTATTGTTGGATCAGGTTCTAAGTTATTGAAGTGTTTGAATAATCTTATGTAGGCTTGGCGAATATGTATTGCACATTCTATGTTTATTTCAGTTTTAAATAGTTTTTTCATTGCATATTTAAATAATGTTTTTTGGTTAGCATTAACTGTTATATTATGAAGGGCTCTTCCATTGAAGTATTCTTTTAATTCATTTAATATTTTATCTGATGGTTCTTTTTTAGGTATTTCTTTTGGTATTTCTTTTTTTATATTTGTATGTTTTTTCTTAATGTGTTGTGCTAATCCACTTTTTGTTTCATATGTATTTTTACAGTATGGGCATTTAAATTTGTTTTTCATAGTATTTTATTTTTTTTATTTATTTATATGTTTTGGCCCGGAATGAATACCGGATAAAAAACCTTTTAGTATTCATAAATAGGTTCATTTATTAATGTAAGGTTATTTTTTATATATTTTAATGTTTTAAGAACAGTTAATCTTATTGATTGAAAATTAATTTTTGTTATATCTGAGATTGTTCTATAAGAAGAATTTTTATTTAGTTTATTGAATTGTTTTGATGTTAGTTTTATCCAATCTTTTGAAAATTCAGGGTAAAAGTATAAAATAAAGCATTGTGCATCGTAGAGTTTTAATTTATTAGTTTTTATTGATTGTTTTAAGAATTTATAAATTAAATCATAGTAATATTCTTTTCTAAAATCGTATAGTTCATCTTCTTGATCTTCTTGTGTAGGTATATTTGTTTCATCATATCCAGAGTATGAAAATTTTGTTTTAAATTCTGATTTCTTTTTATATAGATTAAATTTCATTGAAACAAAAATGTATACAAATTCTTTATTTCTTTTAAAAATATCTACTGGGTATCTTTTAGCAGTAAGTAAAGAAAGAATTGTTTCTGATAAAAGTTCTTCCCATAAATTTGATTTAGTTATATTAATTGCCATATGTGTTAAATCTTTATAATGGGTTTCAATATAAGTTCTCATTAAATTAACTGTATCTTTATCTGTTAATGTATTATAATAGTTATCGTTCATTTTATATGTTTATTTATTGTTAGTTTTTGCCCGGAATTTGAATACCGGATAAAAAACCTTTATTCTTCTAGTTCATAATATTTATTAAATTCTAAACATTCAAATGTTAAAAGATTTAATGCAGTTTCAATTAAATTTTGTTCTTCTTCATTTGCATTTAAATATAAATCTAAATTAAATAAAGATATTCTTGCTTTTTTATAGATTTTCATTGGATGATTTATTCGGTATTCATCATTTATTAATAGTTCTTTGCTTAAAATGTATTTAGCAGTGTATAATAAATTAGATGGTACTTTTTCTAAATTAAATTCAGTTATTCTGTTTAATATTTCCTGTGTTTTCATAATTATTTTTTATTTTATATATCATCGTTTAAAATTGTTTTAAATCATAAACAGCACCCGTATTATATTTTTTAATATCTTTTACTTCTTTTTCAGTTAATCTTTTAACAAATGTTAATTGTTCAACTGCAAATAAAATCATTTTATCATAAGAGCCATTAAAATCTGTTACTAATGGATATGTTCTGCCATCTGCTGATTTAATTTTATTTTCTGGTAATACCATATCTCTATTAATATTTATAAAAGATAATAATTTACGTTCTTCATCAACAAAGAAAAGTTTAAAAGGTATATTCATTGATTCACTCATTTTAATATATTTTTTAAAATGGCGTAAATCTAATCCTGTTGCATTATAAAGATTCATTCGTGGTTTAGTTTTAACATCAGCAATAAAAGTTTTAGGGTTATTTGATCTGTTATCTCGTTTAATTGCCATTATATCAAAGAATTCCCATTTACTATTTTTTTTATCTTGGAAAACTTCATATACAACATAATCTTTATTATTTAAATATGATTTTACAATTTTTTCTCCGATTAAACCTTTCTTAAATTCAGTAGTTTTATTAAATTTCATTTTATAATTTGTTTTTTATAATATATATATCAAACAAATTCTGTGTTTTTGGAAAGAAAAGTATAGTTTGAGGTAGTTGGGAGAAAAAGGCACAAAAAAGCCAGTAAATCATTTGTGTTTACTGGCTAATAAATAAACTAAAATTAATTAATGCATGAACGTACATTAATAGAGCTGATAATTGGATTCGAACCAATGTAAAACAGGTTTGCAATCTGTTCCCTAACCACTCGAGCATATCAGCATATACTTTTTAAACTTTTAAATGGAAATAATTTTAATTTACTATTCCTATTATAATTATATACTTTAATATCTAAACGTTTTAATAATTCAACAATACTTAAAAAACTATTTAACATAATATTATAGCTACTTTCTTGTGTAAAGTTATTTTTATATCCATCATGAAAATGTGTTTTATTTTTGTGATTATAAAAATCATATCCTAGAAGGTTTATTGTAGTTGCTCCTAAATGAAATGCTAAATTTATTGCTGCATATCCAGAATTATAACCAGTTTTTATATATTTAGGATTTAATGATAATCCATGATGGCCACTATCTTTTAAAACTGTAATTTTATCAGATGAATGTTTTAAATTTTTTGTAAACACTAAACCTTTAAATGAATTAATTTCATCTATAAACCATCTATAAAATCTTACATCTGAATACCATAATACATCGGCATTAGGAACATATAACATTGCTTTATTTAAAACAATTGTATTTTTATTTTCTAAAAGTTTAAAATCGAAATCTTGTAAAGATGTACCACCACCTACAATATAAACTTCTTCATTTTTAAAAATCTGTTCCATTTTCATTAATTATTTTTATATATTCTTCTATTGTTAATTCTTCCATAATTTAATTTTTTATTCTTCTATTACAAATATTGAGTTTTCATCTTCAGAATCGTATCTATCAAATTTTAGTGTATAATTAATAAATTCTGTACTATAATAATTTCTTATCGTTTTTTCACTACATATAAAACCATCTAAATCTGTTTTTCGTACAGTAAATTTTTCATTAATTACAAGTTTAAGTTTAAATTTAATATGAGTATTACTATTAAAAACGTTTTCTCCATATTGAAAAATGCGTACATTTGAATTAGTTAAAATAGTATCCATTTTACTTTGTATCTTTGTATAATTTAAAATTTTCAAATCTGTTTCACTATTAAGTGATAATAAGCATATCGAGCCTGTAAAATTTTCACAAGTTTTAATAATACCATCATAAATTGAAATATTATTTATATATTCGCTATTAATATTAGAACTTATAAATTGATAATATACTCTAGAACTTGAATTATAAATTGTATCAATTTTATAAGTTGTATCGCTTGTTGTAGTATCACTTATTGTAATATCTTGTTCAATAATTAAAGGTTCTTCTATTTCAGTTTTTTTACAACTAGTAAATAATGTACCTAAAAAAAGTAATGCTAAAATAATTGTAATTTAATATAATACAAATGTTTTAATTAATTTAATATTTGAATTAAAAATCATCTAATTCAAATCCATATTCTTCTATAATATATTTTTGAATTATACTATAAATATTAAGAGCTAAATCTTCACTATGAGAAATTTGAATTTCATTATCAATTATTCTAAATGAAATTCCAAGAATTTTTAGCATTTCAGTTGTTGTATAAATTATTTCAGGTTCAATAATTCCTTTAAAAAATGGTTTTTTATCGTTTCTTCGCATAATTAATCTTTTATTTTATATATCTATTCAACTTTGGAGTTTTATTTTTAAAACAAGCCGTTTTTAACTTTTTTATTATTTTTATTTGATATTATTTTTATTTTAGGTTTCTTTTTTAAAATAGGTTCTCCAAATTTAATTTCTTTAGTAAAATATTTACATTCTGATTTAAATTCTATAAATTCTTTTAATTTTTGTTCTGAATCTTCTTTATCGTTAAAAAAATCATCTATTTCTTCATTAATATCAAATCCTAAATTCAAATCACTCATAATTAATCTTTTATTTTATATATCAATTCATCTCGGCGTTTTATAAATTAAACTCTCTAAAATTTAATGTTTCTAAATATTTTTTTATTTTCAGTAGTACTTCATCTCTTCTCCACTGAGAACCTTTTTCTGATGTATTATTTGCTTCATATAATTCTTTTTCAAATTTTATTAAAGTATCTAAAGTTTCTTGATTATATTCAACTTTTATCTTTGGGTTTAAAATTCTAAAATCATTATCAACTGATTCATCTAATGTTAATATATTTAAAGAGTATTCTTTACTAAATTTAGTATCAATATAATAACTGTACTTATAATTAAAAACTTTTAATATTTCATCTTTAATTGAATCAGGATTTTTATTTATTTCAAAAATTGGTGGTTTATCATATTTTTCATTACTTCGTGTAGTAATATCTATTTTAATATCTTTCATAATTATAATTTAATTCTATCTTTTATTGGTATATTTAATTGTTGTTCTAATTCTCTAATTTTATATTCTTTTAAAGTATTACAAGTTTTCATATCACATAATAGCCCATCAACATGAGCGCAACCTAAATTCTTATATACTTTACAGCTATAAACTGGATCATTTTTTCTATATTCATTATATTTTTTAAAAAATTCTATTATTTTCATAATTTCTTTATTGTTATATTTGGATTTATTATTAATTCTCCTTTTATCAATCTAATTCCTAATTCTGCTTCTTGTTTAGATTTGAAGATTATAGAATCATGAACTGTTACAAAATCTTTAATTCCCATTTCAATAAGTTTTGGAGCAACTTTATCTAAAATTAAATTACTTTCAAATCTTTGTAATACTTGAGATACATCTTTATAATTATTATCTTTTAAAGTATTAATATATTTATTTACAGTTGGAAATATAGTTCTAAATATTTTAGAACCATCTGATTTATTTCTTTTTTTTCCAAATAAAACTGGAAACATTGAATTCTTTGCTTCTTTTCTAGTAATATTTAATTTTTCTGCCATAAATTCATAAAGTGTTCCATTAGCTGAAGTTTTAATAAAATTAATAATATCATCAGTACTATTTAATTCATTATTATTAATTTCATTTTGGAGTTTATTTGCTAAAATCATTGGTTGAGAATTAGAAATATCAATCTCATATTTATCTTTTAAAAGTATTTTTCTAAGTTCTGTTTTTAAATTAGTAAAATTTGTATCTAATCTATAATTAGTTGTATTTCTACTTACAAATAAGATTTTATATTGAATTCTTAATAAATTATTTAAATTAAATAATAATTTACTACCATCTAAATTTATTTTACTCCATTTAATAGCTTCATCAAAATTAGATTTTGGAATTTCTTTAACAACCTTTTTATAAAAATTTATTAATTCTCTAGTATGTAACTTATTAGCTTTTAAATAGTTATCATTTAATCCTAAACTAATTTTATATTTTTCTTTTTGATATGCTTTATATTTAGCTAAAAATTTATCTAAGCTTTTAGTATTATACTCAACTAATTTTAAAGATTTTTCTTGAGGAATTAAAATTTTATATGATTTTGATTGCTCTCCTACTACATAAGTTTCTTTATTATTAAAGCTTTTCCAAGTTTCTATAATCTTATTTTCTTTTAAGAAATTAATAAATTTAGATTGTTGTGTATGTATTCTTTTAAATTTACTTATATGAATTTTTACAAAATCATCTTTATGTTCATTTATAGAAGTAGATATTAATTCGTAAAATTGTAATAATACTTGTGGATTTAATTCTGTTTGAGATTTAATTATCTCTGCATGTGTTTGGTAAGTGTAGATGTACTTCTTCATAATTTTTATTTTTGTTTTGGTTTAATTTTTATTTTTTCAAAACCATCTGGGAGAAGAGCAACCAACTCCCAGTTTAAACAAAAATAAGTTTTTGAAATAAAACAAATTTTGAAAAAATATCTTTTATTAATATTATAAGTTTATCAATTATGTTTTGATTTATTATAATATATATTATATATACAATTAATTTAGCCCAGAGGTGATATTTAAAAATTTATTTTATTGTGCTATTTTTTTCGTTTTTCACTATCGTTAACGAAAAAAGCTATACAATTTATAAAAATATGGGGAAACCGTGTGTTTTCCGGAAGCATATAAATAATTATATTTTAAATAATTAGAAGGCTATTTTAAGTAAATTCTATCAACAATTGATAATGGATAAAGTGGTATAATAATAATGAATGTATAAATAAAAGATTTAATATTTTATTTTTTTTTTTTTTTTTAGAAGAATAAATAAATATATTTAAGAGATCCAGGTAAGCTTTTGGCTTTAGAAAGAAATAAAAATAAATAAGCGACAGCTGAAGGGTGGTTAGGCTTTGCTTTTAATTATTTAATAATTTTATAAAGAAGCTTTATTTAATCACTAAGGTGATCCTTAAAGCACTTAAATTTATTTTAAATATATTTATATAACAAATTATTTAAACCTCTCTGTAAGCTTTATTTAAGCCCATATATATTATCATTTATATTAAATTGTTCTTTAATTTCGTTAAGTTCCTTTTTAAGCTCTTTATCTCTTTTCGTTAATATATAAGTTAAGCTATTAACATTATTTGATAATTTATTTATAGATTCTTTAAGTTCTTTATGTTGTATTGTATTAATTTTAACAGTTGAATCTAGTGAAATTTCTAATAATTTACTTTCATTTTTAACTTTATAAATTAATTTAGTATTTTCTTTAATACTTTGTTTTATTAATTTATTTTTTTCTATTGCAACAGCAGATTCTACTTTTGTATCAACAAACCATGCTGCACCTATTGTAATAAGCCCTATTATCAAAGAGGTTATTATAGGATATAGTATTTTTTCATATAATTGCATAATTTAATAAATTTTTTTATTTAAATGTTGTTAGAAGCTTATAGTATATATTTAGATGATCCCTAATGAATCTTTATATTGTTTTAATATAATTCTATAACAAAAAAATTAAACCCCTCTAATATCATTAAATTTCATCCCCAAGATATAATGGATTACTAAAAACATCTGTTATACTACAATCATCATCATCTCCAAGATATTCAGGATAAGTTGAATTATTATCATACATGAATTCATTTAATAATTGATTATAAGATTCTGCTTTTTGTTTCCAGTTTTTTCTCATTTTATCTAAAATAGTAATTTCAATTGTTTCACTATAATCACTAGTTTCATTATTAATACCTTTATTTGTAGTTCTAGTATATAAACTATATCCAGCGTTATATAAAGTATAGTATAAAAGCATAGGTTTTGCCTCATTAACTAATGCTAAAATTCTTGCATCTATTTTATCTTCTATTGGATCTGTTCCACCTCCATCTACATATGTTTTATATGCTTCAAATTGTTCAAAAATATCATCATATAATTCAGTTGGTAAAGCATATTTAAATTGTATATTTTGTGTTTCAAAAATAGCCATTCTAAAGATTTTTGGATCTACGTCCGAATAAATAGTACTATTATTTTTAATATAATCTTCTCCTATAAGTAAAATTGAGTTCATAATTTATTTTTTATTTTTCTTCAGTTGTTGTATCATCTATAATATCTTTTTCAATATCATCAACTTTATTTTCTTCTTCAATAGGTTCTTTTCCTAAGAACTCTCTAATTTCATTAACAGTTAATACTTTTTGTAAATCTGATATTGAGTATTTCATTAAATTAGGTGATGGTATTTGTAATTCAACTCTATCTAACTTGTTGATTTCCATTATTTTATTAAATTTACTTAAAATAAATTCTTGTAATGGTTTTATATAATTAGATCTTACTAATTCCATGCCTTCTAATATTTCTTTAGTATTTCCTAAAGAACCTGGATTTGCTAAACCACTTATTGCTCTTGTTATTTGATGTGCAACAATTATATTTTCTTTAATATCTTCAGATAAAAGCTTATACATATTTGAAACATCACTTGATTCAGGTTGTTCCATTTTAATTTCTTGGTTTTCTTCTAACCAAAATATCATTGGCCTTCCTGCATTTTCAGTATTTGAATATTTCTTTTTAATATTTTTAACTATTGCATTTTTAGTTTCTTTATCAGGAGTTGGCCCATTAAAAAATATAGTTAAACCAGGCTGCATATTGTTATGAATATTAGCATTATGAAAATCTGCAATAGCTTGCATAGTATTAAGATCTTTTAATGCACCAATATAATCTGGTAAACTATAATAATTAGTACCAGGCTCATATTCATGAATATACATTATTTGAGGTTTATTTTTATTAGATATAGTAGAAAATGCATCAAATTCTATAATATTTTTATCTTTTACTGATGTATATGTTCTCCATCTTTCATTTTTATCTTCTGAAATGTTATAATAAAATTTTCTAACTTGCCCAAATTTATCTTTTTTACCAGATCTCATTTGTTCATATGGCATATGATAAACATTTTTAATTTTTTTACCACCTTTTTCCCATATAATTTGTAAATAAACTCCATTAAATAATGCAACATCTAATGATATTTTATCAAATAATTCATCAATATTCTCAAATTCATTAATATTATTTAAAAATTCAATAGTTTTATTTGCACGTTTATCATCAGAATAATCAATTGTTACTCCTTTTCCAATAAACATTTTCTTTTTCTTATCAATAATTGCTCTATGAATTGAAACATTTCTATAATATTCTATTAATTGTTTAGGTAATTCATTATCTTCACCAAATTTTACAAATTCAGAAGTATCATCAATAATAAATTCAGGATCTTTTACATATTCATTTAATGCAATAAATGTAGCATCTATATTATTTGTTTTCATATTCTATTTATTTTTTAATTATTATCATAAATAAATGCATCATCTGCATCTTCTTCATAACGATAAATTTCATTATCTTCTTCTTTAATTTCTTTAGTTAATATTCCTTCAATATAATCAACATAAGAAGAATTTTTTTTAAGTTTTAAAGTAAAACTATATGTTCCTTGATCTAAAGTAGTTAAATTAAATGATGTATCAAAAATAAATTCAAAATATCTTAAATCTTCATCATCTGTACATGAAATATTATATGTAGTTGAATATTTCGATACTTTATTAGTAATTTCTAATTGAGCTTCTATTAAAGTACTAGTAACATAATTAGTTTTAAAATTAAAGTTTTTATTAAATACTATTTTATCAGTTGTATCGGTTATTAATATCATATTATTAAATCTTTTATAAATAATATTATTTTATACTTAATGTTTTATCAAAACTAACAAAAAAAGAGCATAGTGATAATTTCTACGCTCTTTTTTAATTGTAATGTTTATTTTTTATGCTGAAGTTACAGTTATTTGCCCTGAAACTGAAGTTACTATACTAGTACCTGCTATTTCATCAGCATGTGAACCTTCCATAGCAGTTAATTCTAATGAATATCCATTAAGATCTGTTAAAGCTTTACCAGTACCTGCATTTCCACCTGATAACTGAGCTCCTTCATTTTCACCCATTAAGAAATATCTTCCATTTTTATCTTTTATAATTACTAAAACATCACCAGTAGCTAGCATTTTAATTTGATTAGCTTTATCTGCTTCCATTTTAGAAAATACCATAGTAGCTTTTTGTTCATAACCTACTGTACCGTTTTCTAATGAAACTTGATATGTTTCAGTAAATTCTGAACTATTTTTATTAGGAATAAATTCATAAAATATTGTTGGTGAAGAATCAGTATCAATATCAACTATTTCTTCATAAGTTTCTCCTGATGGAGAAGTTTTAGATACACTTAATCCAGCTGGATAAGATGCAATATAAAATTGATATACACCACCTGCATTATCTCTACATCCTCTTGCGATGCCTTCTGTTATTGTACAACTCATAATTTTTTATTTTTTATTTTTATTTATTTTAAGGAACTACTTAAACTAGTAGTTCCTTAAAAAGTTATTTTAGATTAAGGTAATGTTACTGTATGAAGAATTGCTTCAGTTGCAAATTTATAAGATGTACCTAATTTAAATTTAGCTTTTAACCATGCATAATCATTAACTTCATCGATAACCCATTTAGCAGAAGATACAGAATTAATTTCATCAGTACCAATTACTAAGTTTTTAGCCCATGTTAATAACATATGAACTTTTTCAGTTGAAGCTGTTCCATCAGTTATACCTTTTACTGCTTTAATCTTAATTTGATTTTCGTATCCAAATACCCACATTTCATTGATTCCTAAACCAGTTACTGCTGTATCATGATATAAGTTAGCTTGAATTCTGTTAACTTTATATAAGTTATACATTGCATAAGAAACATATATTGTTAATACACCTCTTGAATACATATCAGCAGGAACTTTATCAATCATATCTTGAATTCTATCATCAATATTAGAAACTGTTGTTGCTGAGGATTCTGTTACATCTATTGTATTTGAATCATCAGTAAATTGCTTAATCCAACCATCAATACCTAATGAATCACCTTCCCAAAGTTTACCTTCAACTAATTCAGTTAATTTATCAACTATATCAACTGTTACTGATTTTGCAACATCATCAACATTCAATGCTTTTTTATAAAGATCATCGAAACAAAATCTGTTGTTACTCATTTGAGGAATTACTGTAATAGTTCTTTCTGTTAAAGTAGTTGTTCCACCATCAGATGCTCCACATGTTCCAGCTACCAATGTTGGTGCTGTATTTAAGAAATTTAAAAATTCTTTATAAGATATACCTGTTTGAAGTTCAAATTCTGAAAATGCTTCATCAAATATAATACCTTCTCTTAAAATTTCCGTTGCTTTTTGGGTATAATCACTTAACCCGCTTACTACAAATGCCATAATTTTTTAATTTTTTTTATTATTTATTTATATTATAGGGATTTAGTTTAACCCTAATTCTTTTCTTTGTTTATTTATTCTTGCTCTTACTTTCATTGAGTATGAACTAGATTCATTAATTTCATCCTTAACTTTATTTAAAATTACTTCAGCTGCTTTTGCTTTTTCTAATTCTAACTTTGCTTTTTCAGCTTCCAATTTTAATTTTTCAGCTTCTTCAGCTTCCAATTTTAATTTTTCAGCTTTTTCAGCTTCTTTTTTAGCTAATTCTAATTTTTCAGCTTCTTCAGCTTCTTTTACATCATTAATTTCTTTTTCTTCTAATTTATCAACTCTATTAATTAATAATGCCAATTCCTCTGTTAAACTAATTATCGTTTTAGATAATTCATCAACAGTAACAGGATTTTCTTCTACTTCTTTAACTTCTTCTACTTCTTCAACTTTTTCATCAGTTAATTTAGTATCATTAATTTCTTCAACTTTTTCAGCTTTAGTTACAAAATCGCTTATCTTAGATGCTAAAATTTCAAATCTTTCCCTTAATGTTTTAGATTCCATATTAAATTTTTTATATTTATACAATTCTTATAATAAGAATATTTATTTTTAATTTTTGTTTTACTTTTTTTAAAAAACTATTAAAATTTATAAAATTTCATTAAGTTCTTTAACATATTGTTGTAATTCTTCTGCTTCTTCTTTAGAAATTTCATTCTTTTCAATAAAATCTTCAATTGAAGATAAAATAGCTTCAACATCTTCAACTTTATTAAAATCTTCATCAACTAAATTAGATGTTAACCAAGCTTCAATTGAAAATCCTTTTAAATCGCCATCTTTTATAGATTCCCATACTATATCATTATCAATTTTCATAGAAACCATCCAAGTTCCCTTTGGTAAATCAAATCCTAATACATTAGCTTTATCATTTTTATTATCTTCTATAATCCATGATTCAACAACAGAAACATTATTAGCATTTACTGCATGATTTAAATTAATATTTTTCTGTTTAAAATTAATTAAAAATTTATTTCTTATTTCCTCAATAACATCTCTTTCAAACTTAACATTAAACTTATTTCCATTAACTCTTCTATAAATTAATTTATCTGGTATTAATGCTGGCCCTGTTATTATTTTTTTTTCTTCATTTGATTTTGTTTCAGTAAAATTAATTTTTTCTACTTTAGAAAATTTCATAAAGTACTCTTCAATTGCAGGTTCTTCCACAATTGAAATTCCTTGAATACCATCAAAATCAATATTTTCAATTGTTAATGTATATACTGGTAATTTATTATCTGTTTTCATAATTTTATTTATTTTATAAAGTAATAATTAAAAATTAAAAATGTTTAAAAAGTAACTTTATTTGTTATTGCTATATCATCTGCTTGAGCATCTGTAATTTCATTAGAAACTACATAAACTTTTTTACTCTGTATAGCAGATGCTAATTTATTATAATCAATTAATGAATTAACTTCATTAGTATTACCATTTGAATTTCCAGCATCATTAATAGCATTTAATAAAGGCTCAAATACTTGAGTAGATGCTCTATTTACAATAAATTCACCTCCTTCCGCATACGCATTATATCCAATTGGAATTCCGCCTGAAGCTTGTGAATGAGAATCTCCAAATAATTTTCCACCTGATGCATAATATTCTGTAGCGTTAATTGCTGCTAGTTGATATCCTGCAGTTCCAGCTAATGCTGCAGTTTGTATTGCAGCTAGAATTGTTCCATATGGGCCTAATTCCGCATATCCAGCCCATGTTCCCATGATTGCACTAGCAAGCTTCATTATTACTTGTGTTTTTTCAAACTTTTTATTTTTTTCAAATGCTTCTTTTTTAGCTGCCTCTTCATCTGTTTTTCTATCAGTATCCCTCGTTTTTTGTTCAGCCTCAAATGTTTCTTTTAATGAATTAACTTGGCTTTGATATTCTTCTTCAGTTATTAAACCATCTTTTTTTTGTTTTTTTAAATCTTTTAATTGATTATTATAAGATTTATTTGCTATATTATCAAGTTCATTATAATAATTTTTAGTTTTAGTTAATTCAAGATCTCTTTGTGCATTATTAAAATCTATAAGAGCTTGTGATGTTTCAAGAGTAGTATTTAATCCTGTATTTATTGTTTCTATTTTTTCATCATGCGCTCTAATAGTTTCAGCAATCGCATCAAGCTCTTCCTGTTTTAATGTTTCAATTCTTTCTTTTTCTTTATTAGCAGATTCTTCATTAGCAATTTCAATTTTTTTATTTAAATCTTTATTAGCAGCTTGTATATCACTATTAACAGTAATTCTTTCTCCTAAAATATCTTGTAAAAATCTAGTTGTTAAAGTTTCTGATAAACCTAATCCATTTAAATATTCAGTAACTTGTTCCGCATCACTTAATTTTGCAATTTTATTAGCATCTATCTTTTTATCAGAAAATTCATTAAATAATTCTATTTGTTTTTTATAAGATGTTTCAGTTAATGATTGAATTCCTCTTATTGCACTTTTTCTTTCTTCAAATGATAAACTTTCATCCGCAGATCGTTTTAATAATTCTTGCCTTAGTTTATCTGTAAAATCAACTTCAGCATCTAATGCTAATTCAAATGTATCACTTCTTATTTCTTGAATTCTTTGATTTCCTTCTAATTCAGTTTGTACTCTTTCTTCTTGTGCTTTAATATAAGCAACTTTAAGATCAGCTATTTCAGTTTGAGCTTCTATACTATTATCTTTATTAAATTTTTTTCTTTTTAATGCTAAATCTAATTCTTTTTTAGCTATTGTTTCATTATTTAGTGCAAGTGTATTAGATATATCTATAACTTTTCTTGCCGCTTCTTCTCGTTCTTTTAAAGATCTAGTACTATCATCTGCTATTCTTTCATATAAAGCTTTTTGTTTTTCTAATTCTGCATTTGAAAGTTTAATAGTATTTTTTACTCTATTTAAATTTGATTCTATTAATTCTAATTTTGTTGCCTCCTTAACAGCTTTTTTAATTTCATTTCCTAACTCTTTAAATGAACTAACAACATCATCAACTACATCATTAACTTCTTTATTTGCATTAATTATTTTTAATGCTCCTTCTTCCATTTGTTTAGTTGCATTCTTAATATCTTCTTCAGCCTTTTTAATTCCTGCATTATCATTCCATAGTTTATTCCAAGCTAATTTTATTTTTCCAAATATTAAACTTAAATTACCTCCCATCAACTCAAAATTACCGCTGATTCTATCTATAACTTGGTTTTTTATAAACTCATAACCATTTTTTAATGTATCAGTAAAACTATCCCAAGCTTCTCCTGGTTTATTAATAGCATCTTGTACAATTTTACTAAATGAAACAAATGCAGTTGTTAACACATTTACAACTCCTTTTACAACTCCCATCCCTTTAGCCAACATAGTTTGGCCTCCAGCAGTTTTCTTAAATGCATCATATAACATTTTTAAACCTCCAACTATAGCTGCTATCGTTAATCCTATAGGATTAGCAATAAAAGCTTTAAATGTATCTTTAACGCCTTTTATCATTCCACTAAATAAACCAGTCGTTTCTTGAGAAGCTTGGTTTGCAGCAGAACTTAAATTATTAATATTAGATACACTATTATTAGTATTAGTAACTACATTATATACTACAGTTCTTTGTGTTGTGTTTGCCATATCTTTTTATTATTTTTCACTTTTTCTAATCGTTTCTCCAAAAATATACGCATATAAAGGAGCATTAATTAAAGATAAACCAGTTCCTATTGAAATTAAATCTTTATCAAGAAACATTCCAATACAAAATATACTAAGATTTATTATAGAAATAATAATTGCAAATTTTAATCGTTTTTGCTTCATATTTATATATCATATTCTATATGTATGTGATCTTTTTCTAATATAACATCAAAATCATCACCTAATGCCTCTTTAATGCTTTGTACTAAATTATTTAAATTTTGGTGGTAGTTCCATATTCTACAATCAAAAGCTTTACCAATATAATGTAATGAGTTTTTAACTCTATGTTTACTATCTCGTACAGATGTTAATACTAGTTCTGAATTAGCATTTTCATATAATTGGGCTACTATTGAAATAGCCCAATATATTTTATAATGTACATTATTTAAATTTACTAATTTATTCTTTAATTTAATCATATTTAAATACTTGTTTCGTTAATTGGTAATTCTTTTATAACATTATCAATTCCTAATGTATCTAACCATAAGTAAAATTCATTAGAAGTAGTTGGATACATTCTTTGATTATTTTTATATATACCTATTCTTACATACATCTGTTCATCTATAATTATAGGTGTAACACACTCACTTAATGTAACTTCACCAACAAAATCGTTTGGCGGTAATACTATTTCTAAATCAATAGGTTGAATATGAATAAAAAAATTCATATCTGAAACATAACTTCTTAAAACATCATCACTAGCAGCGTGAAGCTCTTCTGTAGTTAATCCTATTTGCTCCTTTGCTTCATATAAAGCTTTTAATTCTTCTACATTCATTATCTTATTTTTTTTTATATTCTATCATTGTTCATTCTATATTTTAAAGAAAAAACATCAATAAACCATTCTTTATTATTTGGTAATGTTGTTCCAGTATAATCATAATATTGCCCGAAACCACAAGTAACTTTTTCAGTTTCTCCGAAAGTTGTTCTATCTGCTATATGTACACGTATATTATCAACAATAAAATAAATACCCACTCCATTTGGCGGTAACCCAATTTTTAATGAATGCCATTCATCTTCTAAGAAATCAATACCCGTATCATAATCAGTTGTTGTTCCTGAATTTTCACTTACGCAATGTACTCTACCTTTACCAGTACCATCTGCAATTATCTTGAAATATATACTATTATGTGATACTTGAAATTGAACATTATCAGCCCAACCAAAATAATAATTTACATCTGCTGTTGTAAAGGCGTTTGTGTTTGGTTTAATAATACCCTCAATAATAATTCGTTTGCTCGATAGAATAAAAGAATCAGAACCCAAAGTTGTTGATGTTCTACCATCTGCTGTTGCACCACCATTTAATCTTTGAGATAACAAACCTATATGTTCAGTATCAACATCAGCTGATGAAGTGGTTGTTGTACCATTTACATTACCTTCTCTCCAATTTAGTGAACCATTATCACTACCATTACCAAAATCATCTGTTAATTTTACTTCAAATGTTGCTTGTGCTTGTGTATATAAAGAATTTGAATAAACTCCTTTTTTCGTTAACAAAGCACTCTCTCCATCTGTTGTAGTAAAGAACTCAAACATTGTAACCCCATAAGGAAATTGCCCAATCCAATCATCGTTTTTTTCATCTGTAAAATAAAAAGCGTTTTCAACTTCTATTGTAATATCAACTACATTTTCATCATCGTAAATTTCCCAATTAGGTGAATAACAAGATTAGAACTTTCATCAAAACTTTTTACTTTTAAACCAGCTATATTATTATTCTCATAATTAAACCCATCTAAGTTTATAAAAGATTTTCTACCTGCATCTGCTCTTAGAACGCTCCAATTAAATGTACCATCTTCTATGTAAAGTTCTATTTCACCACCACTTTGATAAATTGATACTTCTAAGTATTTAAAAATATCTTTATTGCCCCATCTAACAAATCTACCTCCAGTTCCATCTTGCCTAATCTGTACTCTGTATGTTTCACCATTTATTGCATTTATTGGTAAATTTATTCTTGTAATATCCCTGTTAAGGTAAATATCAAAGAAGTTTTTATTTGCACAATCTAAATCAATAACATCTCCTGTAATCATTCCTTGTATTAAAGGTGTGAATGCATAATCTCTTACTTCATTTTGTGTTACTACTTTATCTGAATCACTGGTTCCATTTATGTGTATTTCATTTACACTTCCATCATTCAATTTTGTATTTAATTTTGCCATAATTTTTTTATTTATTTTTAATTTTCTACTATATAATATCCATCTTCATCAGTTACTAAGTTTCCTTCTTCATCAGTTACTATTGTATAACCTAAATATTCTAATAACTCTTGTTGCTTACTTCCAGTTGGTTCCTTACCAATTTCAAAAACAATTAATTCTTCTGCTTTAACATCAGTTGGGTTTTGAATATAAACATAAGGGCCCGTTAAATCTAATGATACTAATTCATCAAAAGTAAATGTTTTTCTTGAACCATCTTTATATTGTAATTCAATTCCTTGAGAAACTTCTGCTTGATTAATAACAGGATTAGTTTCTTTAAGTTTCATTAAAGTTTCAGCATTATTATGCCCTTTAACAGCTGGATTTGTTAAATCTTTACCTAATACATCTTTACCTAAATGTAGTTTAGATGCTGGATAAGTACCAATTAACTC